CAGGAACAATTCCACCAGAGTTAAACATAGCGCCCATTCCTGTTTGGCGAGTCATTTCCTCCATTAACTGAGGACCCTTCGGCATCTCTCCCTTTTCTCTAGTTTCTGTAGGGGTTACTGTTCCCTCGTCATCTTTTTCATTTTGTTTCTCGCGTTCTCCTTCATTTTGGTTCATTGATGTTATAGCACCTATGGCAGCTAATGCTGTTCCAGCAACTACCGCAGTTGTAATTGGATTCCCCATTGCTAGTGTCCCCAATCCCTTTAGCATCATGGGAATTAGTTTGCCAATTTTTAATGCAAATCCACCAACCAAACCAATTATACTTGTTATAAATCCACCAAGACCAAGACTAAATGCTAAGAAGACTGCCAAGAACGCTGGCCATGTCACTTTAAAAAAGTCTCCTATGGCTTTCATTTTTTTCGCATTTTTCTCATCACCCATCCAGTTAATAATTTTAACCAACAACCTACCAATCAAGACTGTCCCGATAAATTTTAATATATCAGCAAACAAATTAGTTACTGGTTTTAAAAGTTTTTTTGCTCCACCTGCGAATTTTGTTAGTGCTCCTTTTTCTAACTTATCTTCTTGAGCACCTCTTTTTTTCTTCTCTGTAGATTTTCTATCTTTCTCAGATTGTTTCTTTGTAAATTTATTTTGATTCTGTAAAGTTCCCAGTATAGAATTAACACCTCTCAAGATGTCTTTTAATATATCATTACCAGGTAAGAGTTTTGTATCTTTCTCTTCTTCCTTTTCAGGTTTTTTTATCTTAGATGGTTTTACAATCACACCACCTTTTATAGTTCCTGATCCTGGCAGTGCTTTCTGTCCTGGAACTGGTTGTGCTTGATTTTCTGGTTTGTTTTGACCAAAGAAAGCATCTGGTTTTATTGTTGTCTTCTTCGCTTTAAATGTTGGGTCTGCTGCTTTTCTAGACTTTCTTACTTTTATAACTTCTTGCGATAAGATTGCAGAGCGTTCATCACCAGAACCTTTTGTTTGAAACTGTATGGTTGCGATTGCTTCTTTTAAGGCACTAAGATAATCTTCCTCCTCTGACAAATTGTCAAGGTCAATACCCATCTCAAGGAGGATATCAATAGGGTCAGAGGACTTAACCGCCATACTTTCTCTGCTGCTGCTCTTGCTTTTCTTTTTCTTCTTTAAGATGTTGCTTTAGAAGTTCAACATAGATGTCTCGTTCCCAAGGCATCATATTTTCAATCTCAGTTAATGAGTATTTATGATACTGTATCAAGGCAAAATTGAGTCTAAAGTAGGCCTCAAGATCCATATGGATCATGCCTAGGCGAAAAAACTTGCTAATCCCTCCAGGAGAACTTCATTTTCTTTCTTTGTGTTTGGGTTTTCAAACTTCACAGTGTGTGAAAGTTTAGGCATCGTCTCAAAGAAAGTCTCAATTTGTTTGAATTGACCCGAGTTCATTTGCTCAAGAAAGTCTTTGATTTCTTTCTTAGTGCAGTCATCAGCAGCCCAAACTTCTTCCTCACTATAAATCTTATCAACACAAGAAGCAATCAAATCAAAGGATTGTTCCATTTGATTCTTTTCATTAAACTCAAAGTTGTTAGAAATAAACTGCTCAAGAGATGGATACTTCATCTCCATCATCAAGGTATCATCAATCTTAATTTGTCTTGTATGTTTATCATCTTTCTTCACTTGGATTTCATCTAATCCAATAGTAACTTTCACCTCAGTCTCCCCATCATCAGGTGAGATTAAATTAACTTCTACTTCTTCACCTACAGATTTACCACGAATGTTAAGGAAGAGATACTCAATATCAAATGTAGGTAGGTTCTCTACTTTAACTCCTTTAGTCTGAATACAATTCTTTAAAACAGATTTAATTGCAGTCGTAATTTGTTTTGTATCTTCACTCTCCATTGCAAGGACAAGAAGTTTTTCTTCCTTGACTAGAAAAGGTCTATACTGAATTGTTTGTCCTGTTGATGGCAATTCAAGATCATACTTGGGTGTAGCAATCTTTGGTAATGGCATAATAACCTATAGATATGTTTCAGTGTGATTATTTATTGTGGTTTTTCTAAGTTCCTAACTGTTCCATTAATGCTGGAGAAACTTTATCTCCAACATTTGCATTATAAAGTTGTTCTTCCGTAGTAATCATTAGTTCTCCAGTCGCAGAATCAATATTTCCGGAACCAAAATTACCATTAGCATCTCTGCCTGAAGTGCTTTGAATAACATCAGATGCTTTTTGTTGAGCAACTGGTAATTCTTGAGTATTTTCTTCGTCTGCTTTAGTTGATTGTGGTTTAATGGTAGGAGTAAGATCTGGATTTATCAGCTCAGTCATAACATATCTCAGATACGACATAGAAACTGTACATTTTAAAAGACTTGATGATTCATAAGACACTGGCATCGAAGATATTGATATTGGATATGCTCCAATGAATTCATAAGTTAAACTATTTCTCATATCCTTTTCAAATTTTGTTATCTTTAAACCATCTACACATCTATATCCAGTTGTATCGGATCCAGTCCCTGGATATCTAACTCTGTAATGATAATTTACACCTTTTGTTGTTAGTGTTTCTCCATCATCACGATTAACATCTTCTCCGGCAATATATCTCATCCATTTTTCAAAAATTCTTATTGCAAAATATTTTTCTGCATCAACTAAGAATGTAAAATCAATTCTATCATCATACATTCTCCTATGAGCAAGTCTCTCAGTTACACCAGTATAGTCATTCTTTACTTCAAAGGTTGCTAATGAAGAACCAGGTAATGATGTCTCCATACAACTTAAATTTAGATCTGCTTGATCTAAAGTACCTACAATACTTTTTATACCCTCCGGTAAAGGAATCGTAACCTCATAATGAGAAGTTAATGCTGGTTTAAGAAATTTGGTTTTTAAATCAGCTATCGTCTTTGAGGATGGCATTTATAAATAGTATTTACCTTGTATATTATGTATGGCAGAAAGTATTAAGAGTAAATACAAACCATCACACCCAAACAAATATCAAGGTGATTCATCAAATATTATATGTAGAAGTAGTTGGGAACGTAAGTTTTGTAGATACTGTGACTTAAATGAAAATATCCTCCAGTGGGGTAGTGAAGAATTTCATATCCCATACATCTCACCAGTTGATAAAAGAATTCATAAGTATTACCCAGATTTTATTATCAAAGTAAAAGAAAGTACAGGGCAAATAAAAACTTATGTGATTGAGGTCAAACCTAAAAGACAGACTCAACCTCCAAAGAAAAAAACAAGAGTAACTAAATCATACATTTATGAGTGTAAAACCTATGCTGTCAATCAAGCAAAGTGGAAAGCAGCAACTGAATTTTGTGAAGACAGAAGAATAAATTTTAAAATAATCACAGAAGACGAACTAGGTATCAAATGAATCGCATAGAACCTAATATTCAAGAGTTTAAATCTGAAAAAAATCTTATAGATAGGATGGATTTGATACTATATGCATTGAATGATACTGTGACACCAATACCTGAAGCAGGAACTATATGCACCTTCAAGTATTATGCCAAAACACTAAATATTCAGTATGATCAACACCCATTAGTTGCAGTAAGTGATGTATTCCCATGGGGATTTCGTGGAATTAACTTTCATCTCAGAGATTATAGACAATATACTTGGGCAGAACTAGGAAGTCAAGTTTATGTTGTTCAGCAAGAAGAACTTGATGACCTTATATCACTAAACTATAAGAAAGTTGTGCTAAATAAGTAAAAAGGTTGTACCATAATGGGTTTATTTGGAGCAGGTGATCCACCGTGTCCAGAGGGTAGTATTTGTAGCGATCAAGCGAGAACGTTTGTGGGTAAAAAAGATAACGATCCCGGAACTGGAATATATCACGCAAGTACCACCAAGTTAAACGCAGACGATTCTTCAACTACTGAAGTTTATATCATTAAAGATGATAAGTGGCAAAAAGCAGCAACCACAACTGATGGAGGAAAAACGTATACCTTTGATGATGATGTAGCAGGTGCAGGGTTTCAAAATGAACTAAAGAATCCACAAGGAGGAATACACAAAAATGTAGATGCGGGTGTGAATCAAGCAGCAGATAAAGCAGGTGTTCCCCCAACAACAAAAAATAAATTATTAGACTCAACTAAAAATAATGCAGATAATGATAACTCAGAATCTGATACAAAACCAGCAGCAGCACCAGCAGCAGGAGGAGGAGGAGGAGGACAAACAGAAGCATCTACAGAAGGCACAAGAAGTAGTTTTCCAAATTTAAGATATCCAATAAACGTTGCTGACTCAAAACAAGATATTATTAAATTTGATATGCATGAATATGTCCCATCAAAAGTTGCTAAAATTGGTCAGGCTAATGCATTTGGTTTCTCAAGAGGAGAATTAGGACCATCAATTGGATCAGTTGTTCTTCCAATACCTAGCGGAATTAGTGATCAAAATAAAGCAGATTGGGGATCAAACTCAATGACTGCTCTTGATATTGCTAAGGCAGAGATTGCTAGAGAAGCAATTTTTAATGGTTTGTCAACTGGTGTAGAAAAATTTACAAAATATATGGAAGCAGTGAAAAAAAATAGTGGAGCAACAGCAACTGCTGTTGGAAATTCTCTTGCTGCAGCTGCTGCTGGTGTGGATGGTCAAGCATTATTATCAAGAACAACTGGTCAGGTATTAAATCCTAATATGGAACTCTTGTTTAAGGGACCATCATTGAGACCATTCTCTTTTAAATTTCAACTATCACCTAGAGATAAAGAAGAAGCAAATCAAGTAATTAAAATTCTGAGATTTTTTAAACAAGGTAGCGCACCGATTAGATCAAAATCTAATCTATTCTTAAAATCTCCTCACATTTTTAGAATAAAATATGTAAGGATGGGTGAAGAAGGTGAACTTCATAGAGGATTAAATGCATTTAAGACTTGTGCATTACAATCAGTTGGGGTGAATTACACTCCAACAGGAAATTATGCAACATATAGTGATGGTGTTATGGTTTCATATGATTTATCAATGTCATTCTCAGAAATCACTCCAATCTTTAATGATGATTATGGTAAAGGTGATGACGATCAATTTATTGGATTCTAATGTCAAACTACTTCAGCAAAATTCCAGACTTTGAATATGTTAGTAGACTTCCTGATGCTAAGATATCAGATTACATCCCAGTAAAGAATATTTTTATGAGAGGTAAACTCAGAGAAGATATTTTTCAAGATGCTTCTGTTTTTACTAAGTATAAAATTAAAGGTAATGATAGACCTGATAATGTTGCATTTGAACTCTATGGAGATGCTAATTTAGATTGGTTAGTCTTAACATGTAATAATATCATAAATGTATATAATGAATGGCCTATGACTCAATTTGATTTTGAGAATTATTTGCTAGAAAAGTATGCGACTTATGATAAGATAAATGCGATTCATCATTATGAAACTACTGAGGTAAAAAATTCCTTAGGATCAATAATCATTTCTGCTGGATTACAAGTTGATTCTAATTACTCAGTATCATTTTATGATGATCAAACAGAGGGTATGACAACATTATATCCGGTGGTTTCAATAACAAATTATGAGTATGAAGAAAATCTTCAGAACGATAGAAGAAATATTTTTGTTTTAAAAAGTAAATTTCTAAGTA